CAGTCATCGCCCGCAACGACTTCCTTGCAGCCCCTTGGTTTGCGCCTGCCGGCCTTAACCGTGGCCAAGTGCCGAACGTCAGCGACGTCTACGCTAGGCCGACCTTGGCCGAGCGCGACCTGATGTACGGCAACAGGAACGCCATTAACCCGATCGTGCAGTTCGCTGACGTGCAAGGCTTCGTGGTCTTCGGACAGAAGACCCTACAGCGCACGCCGACAGCTCTCGATCGCGTGAACGTTCGCAGGATGCTTTTCTATGTCGAGAAGCAAATCCGCATCGCCAGCCGCCAGCTGCTGTTTGATCCCAACGATGAAATCTTCCGCCAGAGGTTCGTGCAAATCGCCACGGACGTGCTCAGACTGGTTCAAGTGGGTCGTGGAATCACGGACTTCATCATCAAGGCAGACGAGGAAATCAACACTCCGGACGTGATTGACCGCAACGAGTTCAGGGCCAGGATCGGCATCCAGCCCACTCGCGCAGTGGAGTTCATGTTCATCGAATTCTCAATCCACAGGACCGGTAGCTTCGCAACTGCTGGTGCCGAAACCTTCTAATCCAACAAAACCGAACTAAACAAAGGAGCACAAAATGGCACAAGAAATGGGACTAGGTGTTCTGGGCGAGGCACCAGATATCGTATTCAAGAGGAAGTATCGGTGGACGTTTAAGCTGAAGCCGTACTGCACCGACGAAATTCCCGAGGCCTTCGTGAAACTGGCTGCGCGCCCCAATCTCTCCATTGAGGAAACCGAAATCAACTACTTGCACGGCAAGATGTGGATTCCGGGCAAGGGAACCTGGGAAGCGGTCACTGTAACCTACTATGACATCGGCAACAACCCAGGTATCACCAACCTGTACTCGTGGCTGGCTGGCGTCTATGACTTCACCGACCCGGTGAGTCTGAAGCAGTCGTCCGCCAAGGGCAACACTGGAAACCCCGGCTACGCCGGCACCGGCACCCTCAACCTCTATGATGGTTGCGGAACCGTGATGGAAACTTGGACGCTGCAAGGCGTTTGGCCCCAGGCCATCAACTTCGGCGAGCTGGACTACAGCTCCTCCGAGGAAGTCACCGTCGAACTAACGCTGCGCTTCCACGCTGCTACATACGAGGCCGGTTGCGGAACCCAGTTCCAGCCCTGCGCCTGCGTGGGTTGCTCCTAATCAACCTGAATCTAAAATCGAAGCCCTGTATATCTCTTTCAAGGATATGCAGGGTTTTTTTCACATCTGGAGGCTGATATGGTAAACATGGGTCTAGGGCCACTCGTTGAAGACCCAACAACTTGCTTCAAGAGAAAGCATAGATGGATATTGCAAATACCCGACGTCGCATCAGAGGGCGTCGGAGTTCTTTTGCATCAGAAGGCCGCTAGGCCTGCCTTGAGCTTCAAGGAAATAGAGGTCAACCACATGCAAGAAACGATTTATCTTGCAGGCCGCCCTGACTGGAAGCCAATAACAATGACTCTCTATGACACAAAGCCACTCTTCAGCAGCGAAAACTTCCATCCCATATTCCGCTGGATACAGACTTACTACAACCCTCAAAACGGAAGATTTCTTTATCCAGCCGACCTCAAGAAAGGCTATGCCTACTTGGATCTCTACGATGGCTGCGGAACGAGCATTGAGCAATGGGTATTTGAGTCGGTCTGGTGCCAGAATGTGGAGTTCGGCGATTTAGACATGACCTCAAGCGAGGTGATAACGTGCGATGTCACTTTGAGGTACGACCGTGCATACAGAGTAGGTGGAGAACCGCCATCAGATACCTAGTCCTCTGACTCATCCTCTGCCGTGGGATCATCTAGGCTAAGCTCACGGCCAAGGAGCTCTTGACAGCGTTTCAGCATGTCTTCAAGCTCCTTGGCCTTGCACTTCATGACGCGACATGCGCCCGACTTGTTGAGGCGGCCCTTCTTGGTGTAAACCTTGCCATCGTGTGACAAGAACGCGTCGACCAATTTACCGAAGCCGTTGTCAATCAATTTCTGAATCAGCTCCTGGTTCTCAAGATGCTCAAATATACTTTTGCTATTTTTTGTCATGTTGTATACCAATATTGAACAGAAAATTATAAATGAATCAGATGGTAAATTCAAGCATCGATGACTATATTGTGTCGCCTGTATAGGCTTTTTGACTTGAGTAGCGGTATCTTGTAATCCAATTGAATTTGAACGAAGTCAAGATACTTGCGCTTAAGTTCGTTGTAGTTTCTGGCAGATCTGTAAAGTTGACGGAAGTGGTTCAGCACGCAGGTAGTCATGTAGTTGAACGCTTTGCCCTTGTTTGAGTCGAACCTGTCTATTTTCTCAAAGCAGATCATAACCCCCTCTTGTATTGCATCATCCTGATCTATTAGGTTAAATTTAGCATAACGAACTATGTTTTCTGATAATGTGTAGAAAGCTATGGCTAAATCATCTTGTGATTCGTGGTAGGTGCTTGATATGCACCTGAAGTCGCTTTCAATGGCCAGCCACGACTCAGGCTTGCTGAAGCCGCCACGGCGAAGCATGCGTTGTTGAGTGGAAACTATGTCGTCCATGAACAGTTGGTATTTAATGCGTTCCTTCTTCACCTGCTGGAAGTACTTGATCAACGCCTCGAAAGTCTGGTTGTTGAGGTATTCGGTAGCCATTGATCCCCTTGTTTAAAAAACCTATACTAGAATATGAGAAAAATTCAGGATATTTTTTTGGATATCATTGAAAATCCTCGAGCTCCAAAAAACTATCGTGAACTAAATTTATTTTACAAGGCAAATAAAAACAATGAAGAGTCTGATTCTATTAAATATCTTTTAAATCAGCTTTTCGGTGAAAATGATGAGAAAAGTTCTGACGGCACACATTCTGGTACGCAACGACTCCAAGACGATCAGGGGGTGCCTGGACAGCCTTGACTCGCTGAAATGCGAAATTCTCGTGGGAGATGCTGGCAGCAGAGATGACACCCTCTCCCTATGCGGGCTTTATGATGCGCAAGTGATTAGGGTTTCCGCCGAAGACGGTGCACAAGCCAGAAACGCAATGGCATCCTACTCGAGCACTGAATGGAACCTTTGGATAGAGCCCAACGAGCGAATAGTGAGCGGGCATGACGAACTTGTTCGAGAGATGCTGCAAAACGAAGAGTGCCTAGCTATATCCTGCATCGATGGGGATTTGGTGACGAAACAGGTAAGGGCTTGGAAAAAGTCCAGCAAAGCCAGATTCAAAAACCCTGTTTTCGAGAGACTAGACCTGCAAGGCGACCAAGCAGACTGCTTCATAGCGTCCGTCGAAAGGGAATCAGACGTCGATCGGGTGGCCTTGTGTCAGAAGTGGCACAAATCCTCGCCATTCAACACGGAGCCTCTGTACTACTTGGCCTCATCTCATCTGAAAGCTGGCAACGTCGATTCGTTTCTAACATATGCAGACTCGTATCTACATGCCGAAAAAAAAAGACAAATGTCTTACTTCATGACGAGGTACTACATCGCTTTGGTTAACTGCTACGCCAAGAAGAACTACAGGGCTTGCCTCGAGAACCTTCTGCCATGCCTTGCCGAAAAGCCAACGATGGCTGAGTTCTGGTGCCTGCTAGGAGACGTGTACTACAAAATGGCAGACTATGGTCGCGCAAAGGACTTCTACGAGAACGCCATAGTGTTGGGCAGTCGCAGATTGAGCTCCTCGCTGTGGCCCATGCAGATATCAAAGTATTCCGACTACCCTGTAAAAATGATGGGATCATGCGATGAGATGATTTTGAAAACCAGAATCTATGTTCGTCAATAGATTACATCTAACTCGTTGACCACCACGGTCACCTCGTCCTCGTACCTTGCGACTGCGAGTTGCTTTCTTCCTGGTGGCAGCTTCTTCAGCTGAGCTTCAAGCTCTGAAGCCTTGCAGTTGATTACCCTCCAGTGGTTTTCTGCGATGTTCTTGACCTCTTCCTCAAGGTTGGCTATCGGCCTATTGGGGAAGTAGCTGCGCAGTTGCTCCGCACCGTCTTTGAGAACCCTTTGGTAGATCGGGACGTTGCATGCGCAACCTGGATTGCTCAAGAACTTCTGGACGTCGGGTTTCAGGGACTCTGGAAGGCTTTCACGGAAGCGACTGTCCCTCAACGCCTGTTTCACGTCCATTAGGCTGACTGGTCTGGCCATCTTCGGTAATCTCCGTATTGACGCCTGAAGGGAACCCCTTCAGCGTATGCCCGCATTTAGGGCACCTGTACATCTTGGGCCTCTTGATGTTGTTGGACGCGACAACTTTTTTTGTGTACTTGTCCACCTTCGGCACGAAGCGCATGGGCTCGCACCTCTTAATCTCGAAAAGGTCGGTCAAATCCGTTCCGTCCGTGAAGCGCCTGAAGTTGCAGCTTGCGCAGTGTAGAATGTACTTCGGTGGCTGTGCTGTCATTCGGGCAGCTTTTCGTCTGGCAGATGAACCATCGTGTTTGCTTCAATCCAGTTGAGCAGCACGGCGGCGAAGTTGGACAGGAACCCGCCGGCGCACCCACAGGCGAAGATCTCTGCCCAAGCAAGGCCAGAACCGAGCTCCTGCCACCTCGGGCAGACAAGCCATACGTAGCCCATAAGGAATCCGCACCATGTGCCTGCGCACATGTAGCAGTCCACGACCGTGCCCAGTTTCGGCATCTTACACTTGGCGGCCGCCTTCTTCACGAAATCCCTAAACCATTCAAGTATTGAGCCGTCGACAACTATGTGGCACATACCCACGGTGCTCAACAGATACATCAGCAAGTCATAGGAACTCATGTCATCTCCAGAATGTAAGTTTTGCTTTGCGACCTCGCCTCGTTATGCAGAACTCTTTGAAATCCGAGAAGGCACACAAACCCTCGTGGTCGTCTATACAACAATCATAGTGTTCAACTAGCCCATCTTGGAGCTTGCCAATGGACACTACCTGGCCGAAGTGTCCCTCAAGGACGGCGACGGCATCGCCGTCCGCCGCATTCAGGAAGTCGAGAACGCTTCTCTGCGCAAGGGAGCGCATTCCGGGGATCATAAAGGACAGATTGTACTGATCGAACAGGTACTTGCACTTGGGAAGCAGCCTCTGGACTGACTTGTCCATGAAAATAAGCTCTTCAACATTTTTAAGATTTATTTCCATGATGAGACACTCAATTAGGAAGGCGAAGCTCTCATTCAATTGAGTTCCATAAGGAGAAAAAATGACCGATGAAGTGTTTCGTCCTCGCAAAGCACCACAGCAGCAAGAGGACCAGAACGTGTCAGACAGCAATCAGAACCCGGTCGACCAGGTACAGAACTTCCAATCGAACGTAAGAAAAGAAGAGGGCGCGCCACAGGTCGGCAATCCTCTGCCCAAAATGACTGGCAATATGCCTCCGGCCTTCCAGAAGGCTTTGTCGCAAGCGAAGATGGCACAGGAGCCAGTTGAGCAAACCCTGAGCGGAAACGAACCCAAGAGGGGCTTCGGCAACATCAGCGCAGGCGGCGAGTCGCCCGTCCCTCAACGCGCTCCTTCCCAAATATCTGGCAGCAGCCACCTGAAGGAGCTGCTTGAAAGCCTTAAGGGCTCATCTGGAACATACGACGAAATCCAGCTGCCATCCAAGGGCAAGTTCTACGATGGCACAGACGGCCCGACTAATGGCATCATCTCGCTGCGCCCGATGACGGGGGAGGAGGAGCAGATCCTTGCGACGCCCCGCTTCGTCAAGAAGGGGCAGGCAATCAACATGATCTTCCAGAAGTGCATCAAGGAGGGCTACCGAGCTGAAAACCTCCTGACAATCGACCGCACCTACATCCTGATCTATCTGCGTGGCATCTCCTACAGCCCCAGCTACGAGGTCGAGATCAAGTGCCCCGAGTGCGACACGAAATTCAGCACTGCCATCAACCTAAACGACTTGTATGTAGAATATTGTCCTGACGACTATGGCCCGATCCTCTCGGACGTGCTGCCGTCAACCAAGTTGACTTTCACCTACAGGCTTTCGACGGGCAAGGACGAGCAGGACATTCAAGACCATCGCGACCGCCGCATCAAGGCTTTCGGGGACAGCGCAGCGGACGACACACTGATTTACCGAACTGCTATGCTGTTACAGGATATAGACGGCATCACCAGCAAGAACGAGCTCCAGGTTCTCCTCAAGAACCTCCCCATCAACGACGTTTCCCATATCAGGGGCTGCATAAACGAACCACTTTTCGGCGTTGACACCAACGTAGAGATCGTGTGCGCAAGCTGCCTCGCAGAGTTCAGCCTCGACCTGCCTCTGGAGGCAAATTTTTTCTTCCCACGCCGGAAAAAGGCCAAGACCCAAGCATAGCGCTTTGGAAGGCGCTTGCTGAAGAGATCTTCTTTTTCCAGTATCACCTGCATCTGGATCCGCAGAAGACCATGCAGATGCCGATTCTTCTGAGGAAGTGGATGATTGAGCGTTTCATAGAGCAGAAGGAGAGCGAGAACAAGGCTATGGAGGCCCAACAACGCAAGGCTAAGAGTAAATCGCGATGAGCAAAGAACGCTTCCAGAACCCCACTTGCGGCGACACGGTGAACCTCCGACTGTTTACTTTCAACAGTAACAGCCGGAGCAACGTGAAAGAGATCACGGAAGTAAAAATATACTTCCTAGACCCCACGCAGCGCACCGATGTAAACCCAAGCGGCGCCACTCTGGTGGAGACTATTTCCGCCCCCTCCGTTCAGAACACTGCGACGGGCGAGTACCTTATCGAACTTTACCTTGACACGTCGACGTACCAAGTAGGCGTCTACCAGGATGTCTGGTCGATAATCTTCCAGGATGGCGAGTGCGCCTCGGGTAATATCACCAACGAGTTTCAAGTTTACTCCCAGCTCTGGTTCACCACCCCGACCCCGCCGATCTACGACTTCAACTTCAACTTCAGGCCGAATAGAGTATCCAAAGGAAGCAAAAGATATATTTTAATCCAGATAACGCCCAACGTCCCCAAGGGAGCCGACATACTCCCCTACTACGAAAACCTCGCAGTCAACGCAGATATTAGAGTTTCTATGGAGATGGCCTGCGGCGAGTGCCTTCCGCAAGAGCAGGACTTAAGATTGGTAGTTGACAGGCAGGTCGTGGACTACCGTGAGAGGGGATATGGGTACTACTTCCTCGACACGACCCAGTTCGACGAGGGCATCTACAACATCTGGTTTGAGGTCAACCTCGGCGAGAGCACATTCGTGTCCGAGAAAAACGCCCTGCAAATCTTTTCCTGATCGCAAAAAACAAACAATCGTGGTAACCTTACTTTCCAACTAAAACTAGCGGATGAGCAAGGCCATGAGTGCGTTCAAGGACATCAAGCTTGACTTCTGGATTAAGCACAACCTCAACGTGCTGATGATAGGGAAACACGGCGTCGGCAAGACGGCGATGGTGCAAGACGCGTTTGAGAGGCATGGGCTAAAGTGGAAGTATTTTTCAGCTTCCACCATGGACCCTTGGGTCGATTTTGTCGGCATTCCAAGGGAGATGAAGCAAAAGACGGAACCGGCCGAGTACAAGCTCATACGCGAGTTGAACTCGCTTTCCGAAAGGATGGCGCTGAATTGGATCACCAACAACTGGAGGCTAGGCGAGGATCAAGCCAAAATACTAATTAACCACATCATGTCGACGAGCGAGGGGGTTCCTGTGCTCGACATCGTTCGTCCCAAGGAGTTCGCCAACGACCAGATTGAGGCGCTTTTCTTCGACGAGTTCAACCGCTCGCCTAAGAAGATTCGCAACGCTGTCATGGAGTTGATTCAGTTCAGGTCTATCAATGGCAAGAAGTTCAAGAACCTGCGCTTCGTGTGGGCAGCAATTAACCCCGACGATGACGATGTCCTTAACTATGATGTGGAAAAGCTTGACCCCGCTCAATTGGATCGATTCCAGATCCCCGTCGAAATACCCTACCACCCGAATGCCGACTGGTTCAGGAAGAGGTACGACAGGCGGCTTGCGGACAGCGCCATAGCTTGGTGGGTTGAGCTGCCAAAGGAAGAGAAGGACAAGGTGAGCCCACGCAGGCTCCAGTATGCCCTCGACATTTACCTTGAGCGGGGCGACATGCGCGACGTGTTGCCTCCTTCCTGCAACGTCAACAAGCTAATCCAAACCCTTAAAAACGGGCCGATCACGGATCGCCTCGACTCCGTTATGAATGCGAGGAGCATCCCCGAAGCAAAGAAAATGATGGAGAACGAGAATGACTTCGACAGCGCTATCAAGTACATACTCAAGTCCACCGACTACCTTGACTTCTACGGGCCTCTTCTGCCTAACGAAAAGATCAGCGCCCTGCTAGACTCCAGCGAGGATTTCTGCAACCACGCCATAACGAGCATTTCCAAGCATCCCGTTTTCCACAAGATATGCAAGGATGTCATGGAGGCCAACCAAAACGCCAAGCTCTGCAAGAAGATAAGGCGCCACCTGACGGAGTTCCCAGAGGTAGCCAAGATGTTCAACGAAAAGCCCAACATGGCATCGAACCGCTAGTCTCAACCGAAGGCAAGCCATGAGCAAGATCATAGCCTCGTCTGCCGACAAGCGCGTCCACATCACCGACGAGGAGTGGTTGAGCCTTGGCTTGGGTCTGGAGGACCACCATGCTGTCTTCTACAAGATCATGGAAATGGGGAAGCCCGTCTTCGATGAAACTATCGAAACGGCTTGCGTCCAGTTCGATGCCAACGGCAACTACGTCTGGTTCAGGTTTAACCCAGGCTTCTGGGAGTCCTTGGACGAGTACAACAAGTCCTTTGTCATAAGCCATGAAGCTCTCCATGTCGTGCTAAACCATGGAAGTCGCGCTAAGGACGCCGGGATAAACGGCGGAGCCGCCAATACTGCCATGGACATCGTGGTCAATCACTCGCTGGTCAGGAATTTCGGATTCGACCGCACCAAGATACAGAACGAATCGCAGCTCTGCTGGATCGACACCGTCTTTAAGGATCGCGACCCGAAGCCTCCAGAGGACGAGAGCTTCGAGTATTACCTCGGTCTGTTTGAGGTTGTATACGGCATGGGCGGCATGGGAACCGGAGAAGAGGGAGACGGAAGCCCAAAGACCTTGGATGACCACTCTGGAATGGGCAAGCAGAGCGATGACTGGAGCAAAGTTCTTAAGGACTTGAACGAGCAGCTGACCCCTGATGAAAAGAATAGCCTCCAGAGCACGGTCAAGAAACATTACCAAGACTCCGACAAAAAACAGGGCAGTGAACGATCCCCGCAGGGTACTGGGTACTGGGCACTGGGTTTTCGTAAACACGGGAAACGTCAAGAAGAAACGCAAGTGGGAGCAAGTGATCAAGAACTGGGCTCTAAAGCATATTAGGTCGACGGACAAGGAAGTGGAACAGTGGTCCCGCACGAACCGAAGGATGGTGGCGCTGCCAAGCGACATGATCATTCCCACTGAGATGGAGATGGAGGTAAACGACCCAGAGGCCTGCAAGATAGATGTGTGGTTCTACCTCGACACCAGCGGTTCCTGCTGGAACCTAAAGGACAGGTTCTTCACGGCTGCTGAGTCGCTGCCTGAGTGGCGGTTTAACGTCAGGCTCTTCTGTTTCGACATGGAGATACAAGAGACGACCTTGCAGAGCAAAAAGATCTATGGGGGGGGCGGCACTTCCTTCTCGATACTTGAGCAACACATACAGAGCGAGATGAATCGGGGAGTGAAGCATCCCATGGCGGTT